TGCTCTTGCTCGACAACCTCAATGTTGACAAGCTGTTTAATAAATTGTTGTACCGGCAGAGTTTGACAACTTTATTAAACAGCTTGTCAACATTGAGGTTGTCGAGCAAGAGCAACCAAGTTTTACCGAAGCGGCACCTACAGACGCCAGCTAGCCGAGGTGCTAGTAGCTGTCGGTTGGTGGCCGCCTAATATCCCGTTTGAGCTACAAGACTTGCAGACGGTGGCTAAAGTGTTGACAGAGGCACACAAAAAAAGGTAGCGACGCTATGGGCATAACCGGACAAATTGACGTTTACGGGGTGCAAAACGCGTTAAAAGAGTTAAACGACATAGACCGCAAAATTAGGCGGCAAGTAACTAAAGACATTAAAACCGTTGGCAACCAAATTGTGCAAGAGGCCCGAAGCATGGTTTCTACACAATCGCGTAGCAACGGTGCCCCGCTATCCGGTATGCGCCGTGGCTCGCTAATTCGAGGACGTGAGGCCGCTTGGAACATATCCGAGGTACAGGGCGGCTTTAACGTGCGCGTAGGTGTACGAGCAACTAAAGAGCGCTACGTAGATTTTGACCAAGGCGGTTACACCCGGCAAGTTGTTTACGCTGCCAAGCCATACCGTTTAATGGTGGTACAACAAAAGAGTTTTGCGGGTGCTATCTATGACCATGCGGGCGCGGGCATTAGCGGTATCCGTAACACAGCGTTTATAGCCAGCTTAAAAAAAGAGGTAGGCGACGCGCCGAGAGTAATTGACAAGGCCGTGGAAAGCAACCGCCCGGCAGTAACCGCCGAGCTACTAAGCATTGTGGGTAAAGTTATGACACAGACAAACCGTAATTTGGTGGTATCCCGTGGCAATTAACATACCGATTTTAACAAGCTTTAGCGGCAAGGGTGTTGCCGACGCTCAACGCGAATTCAAAAGCCTTACGACAACAACGCAAAAGGCTGGCTTTATTTTGCAGCGCGCATTGCTGCCAGCTGCCGCCGCCATTGGCACAATAACCCAAGTTATTGCCCCAGCTATTAAAGCGGCCTCGGATTTTGAAGAGGCAACTAGCAAGGTAAACGTAATTTTTGGGCGGGCGTCTAAAAGCGTTAAAGATTTTGCCAATACTGCCGCTCGAGAGCTTGGCCAGTCTAAACAGGCCGTGCTCGACGCTGCCGGTGCTTTCGGCACTTTTGGTAAAGCTGCCGGGTTAGCTGGCGAGGATTTAAGCCTATTTACTACAGATTTTGTAACCCTTGCTACTGACCTAGCGTCGTTTAACAACACAACGCCCGAGGAAGCCGTACAAGCCATTGGCGCGGCCCTACGTGGCGAGGCAGAGCCTTTACGCCGTTTTGGTGTATTGCTTAACGACGCAACCCTAAAAGCCGAGGCAATGGAATTAGGCATATACAAAGGCAGCGGCGCGTTAACAGCACAACAAAAGATTTTGGCGGCCCAATCCGCTATCTACAAACAGACAGGCGACGCGCAAGGCGATTTTGCTAGGACAGCCGACGGGCTAGCAAACAAGCAACGCACCCTAAGCGCATTGTTTAAAAACTTTCAAATACAACTAGGCCAACAACTATTGCCAGCGGCCACCGATTTTGCTAACGGCCTAGTAAAAATTAACGACGCGTTTAGCAATATGCCAACCCCGGCAACTAACGCCACGGTAAAAGTAGGCAAATTTGGCAAGTTAATCCTCGAGCTAATAAACCCAATATCGGCGTTTGTTAACGGCTTGCAGGCTATTGGCTCGGGTTATTTTGACGCCGAGCAAGAAACAGGCGCATACAACAAGGCGCTTGGTTTGTCGGCCCAACAGCAAATGCGCGTAGCGGACGCTGCCGGTGTATTTAATTCTAAATTTAAAGAGACAAAAGACAACGTGGGCGGCGCTAAAAAAGAGGTGGAAAGTTTTGCCGAGGCGCTTAAAGAAAAACTTACCGAGGCAGTAGACACCGCTAAAGACAAGCTGGCCGAGGCGCAAGGCGAATTTAACGATTTTGCCACCAAGGTAAGCGACGCCGTTAAGGGCGCCTTAGATTTTAACGCCGCGCTTGAGGCTGGCGACTACGGCTTTAAAGGCTTTTTAGACGCCCTACGCGGGCAAGTACGTGGCATTGTCGAGTATTCCACCAACCTCGGCAAAGCCTTAGAAATGGGTTTAAGCCAAGACGCATTGGGCTACGTCATGGACGCTGGCAACGTCGCTGGCGCCGAAATAGCGTTAGAGCTTGTTAAGGGCGGGCAAACCGCTATAGACGAAACTAACGCGCTTGTAGAGGCCGCACAACGGGCAGCCGACAAGGTAGGCATACAAGCCGCCAACAATTGGTATAAGACAGGCGTAGACCAAGCCCAATTCATTGTTAACGGCCTCGAGGCAGAGCTAACCAAATTAACGCCAAAACTTATGGCCAAAATGGACGAGATAGCCGCCAAGCTAAAGCGCTCGGTAAACATTGACGTAGTGGTAACCGAGCGGGTTAACCGTATTGTTTCTACTATTAGCAGCTCAATACCTAAAATGGCGGACGGCGGCATAGTGACCGGGCCAACGCTTGCCATGATTGGCGAGGCAGGCCCCGAGGCTGTAATACCGTTATCGCAAATGGGCAACATGGGTGGTAGCGGCGTAACTATCAACGTGGCTGGCGGGTTGTCTACTAGCGCCGAAATAGGGCAAAGCGTTGTTAACGCATTGCGGGCATATTCGCGTACCGCTGGCCCGCTACAACTAAACGTGGCATAACATGGCTGTTGCTGTAGTCCAATCGGGTAACTATGACTTGCAAATAGCGACAGGTTTCCAGCTCAACGCGTTTACACTCGACGACAGTACGCGCGGAGTGCTCAACAATACCGAATACGTGTTAGACGGTATAGGCGAATTTGCCAGCGTTTTAGACGGCGCGTTAAACGTTAACGTACGCCGAGGCCGCCGCGACCAAGGCGACACGTTCGGCGCTGGCACCATGACCTTTACCCTCGACGACACGTTAGCCAATGGCGTTTTTAACCCGTTCAATTTTGACAGCCCGTTTTATGACACGGCGCAAGCGTTACCCGGACTAGCGCCAATGCGCGAGGTACGCCTACTACGTTATGACAGCACCAACACGCCGCAATTCATTTTTAACGGCTACATAGTCAACTACGACTACAATTTTGCGCTTGGCGGCAACGACACGGTAGAGGTGTATTGCGCCGACCAATTCTATTTGCTCAGTCAAACCGTATTAAACGAGCTCAACGTAACCGCCGAAACGTCGGGCGAGCGCATAGAAACCGTCCTAGATTTGCCCGAGGTAGCGTTTCCGTTAGCGGCCCGCAACATTGCTACAGGCACCGTAAACCTCGGCCACGATTCGGCCTATACCGTGCCAGCCGGTACGAACGTGCTTAATTATTTAACCCAAATAAACGACACCGCCGAATTTGGGCGGCTCTTTATGTCTCGAGCGGGCGTTTTAACTTTCCAAAACCGTATCGGCAACACCCTTGCGGGCAGCTCGGCAGACTTCCACGACGACGGCGCACCCGGCACACTTAAATTTACTGGCGTAGGCATATCTTTTGAAGCCGACCAAGTAATAAACCGCGCCGTAGTTACAGGGCTCGACGACAAAACCGCTACCGCTGTAGACGCTGGCAGCATTGCCACGTACTTCATACAAACCACCAACATTAACAACAGCCTTTTACACGAGCAAACAGCCATAGACGACGCCGCCGACTACCTACTAAACGGCCAACCCGAGGCCCGCTACACGTCAGTAGAAACTACCTTTACCGTCCTAACAGCTGCACAACGCGACACAGTAGCAACCCTCGAAATTGGGGACACCATCACCATAGAAAAGTCTTTTCAAACAGGGCTTACAACAACCAGCGAGCTAGCCCAAGAGCTAGCCATAGAGGGCATAGAGCACCGCCTAAATTTTGCCACCGGGCATAGCGTCCTAATTAGTACCAGCCCTACCACGATTGTGTACGAATTTATTTTGGACGACGCGATTTACGGAATTTTAGGAATAACCGACCCCCAGCCTGTTTTGGGATAAAGTAACAACATGGCTACCCCTACCACTTTGCCGGCCGCGTTTGTTAGCGGCAACGTATTAACCGCTGCACAGTTAAACGACTTGCGTGGCGCGTTTCGTGTTTTGCAAACAGTTAGCACAACCAAAACCGACACATTTACAACGACTAGCACAAGTTTTACAGATGTAACAGGGCTATCGGTAAGCATTACTCCGCAAAGTTCTACTAGCAAAATAATGGTATTTGTTTCTATGATGTGCGGAAACCCAAGTACTGAACAATTTTATATTCGATTATTGCGCGGTGCTACGGATATCTCTTTGGGTGACGCCGCAGGAAGCCGTTCTAGAGTCACTACCGCAGTATTTTCAACTAACGAGTTTGTGCCAACCAACGCGGTCATAAACTTTCTGGACAGCCCAGCCACAACCAGCGCAACTACTTACAAAATACAAATTGCTTGCACAACCGCAGGCACTATTGCCGTAAACAGAACAACTGACGACAGCAATGCGGCAGGAAGAATGCGCGGGACAAGCACCATTACCGTAATGGAGATTTCAGCATGACCGATTACAGCGCAGTACTAACCGCAAATTATGCCGGGTCAGAATGGACGCTAGACGGCGACAATTACGACGGCCTTACTTGGCTATCTAGCACACCTAAACCAACACAAGCCGAACTAGACGCACAATGGCCAGCAGTCGAATACAACAACCAAGTTGCAGCCGTGGAAACAACACGTCGCACACAATACGAGGCACAATCCGACGGCTTGTTTTTTGAGTGGCAACGCGGCACAAATACTAAAGAGGCTTGGGAGTTAGCAGTACAAGCCGTTAAAGATGCAAACCCTTACCCGCCACCGTTGGGCTAAATATGCGGCCCTGCTGTTTATGGTTGCCATAATTTGGATTGCCAATGGTTGCACCGTTTCTAAAACCAACACAACTTACCAATGCTTTACAAAGGCGGCGTGCGACAATGACTAAAACCCCTGAACAACAACACGCGGCACTAATAGTTTTCGTGGGCCGTTTGCTGGCGGTATGTTTTACTTTTACCGTATTTGCATTTATCTACGGAGTGCTTTTTGTAGACCAGCCTGAAAAACAGGCGCCTACAGACGCACAGCTCATTGACTTACTATCCACCTTGCTTGTGTTTCTAACTGGCACATTGTCGGGCCTCGTCGCGTCTAACGGCCTTAAAAGCAAAACCCCGCAACTTGACCAATGACCGTTGCTAAAGCCAAGCCGGGTGTTGCTGGCGCTCGAGATTACATAGGCAACGCCGACGGGCCAGCACCCGCCCCACGTGCCGGTATGGACGCATGGATTAAATGCGCGATTAAATACAGCAACAAAAGTTTATGGAATAACGGCAGTTTTGGGCAGAGGGATATGAAAGGCAAACCGGGCAGCTTGTCAGTACACGCCACGGGCCGAGCCGTAGACCTGAGCTACCGCTACATGGCAGACAAAAACAAGGGTGTACCAACAGGCCGTAAAACGTCGCTCGAGTTTATTAACAAGGTTGTTGCCAACGCCAACGCGCTAGGCGTCCAATGCATTTTGGATTACTTTCCTAAACCTTTTGGCCGTGGCTGGCGTTGTGACCGTCAAGCGTGGAGTAGTTACAGCAAGCCCGAAATAAGCAGCGCCCCGGGTGGCGATTGGTGGCACGTCGAGATAACGCCGGCTATGGCAGACAACCCGCAAGCCGTCGAAGCCGCGTTTTTATTGGTGTTTGGGGATAATCCACCAACCGCGTAGCACCCTGCACTACCGTTGGACTACCGACGGAAAGCTAGAGGTACCTAATGACAGACGAGCTACAAACCTTTTTGTACGAGTGCTACATAACGACACTTGACAATGGCCAACAAGCCATGTTTCAACTATTTCGAGACGCCGACACGGCCCGCGTATTACACGCGCAACTAGCTTTTAAAACCTTGGCTAGCGGCTCGTGGGGCGTCCCCTACCAATGCGAGGTAAAACCATGATTACAAGCACCAAATTAGTAATAGGCATAGTTACAGCCCTTTTAGGGTTTGCGGCCACTACAAGCGCTCTAAACGCGCCTAATGACCAACCAGCAAGCACCATTGCCAGCACCGTGTACGTGCCGTTTACCGTGCCCGCCACAACCACCACCGTTAACCCGGACACGTGCACCGTAGTAGGCACCCTGTTAGCGCTTGAGGGCTTACCGGTAGCCGAAATGGAAACAGCGCTACGAGTGGCAGTCCGTGAGAGCCGTTGCACCCATCAAGCCTTTAACCCGACAGACACAATGGGCGGCTCAGCGGGCTATTTTCAAATAAATTATTTTTGGTGCAAACCATCAACGTACTGGCCTACAGGCTGGCTACAGGCCCAAGGCATTTTGGACGATTGCGCTCAACTTTTTGACCCGCAAATTAACGTGCGAGCCGCGGTAGCCATTTGGCGTAACAGCGGTTGGCTACCATGGAAAACAGCAAACTAACCCGACACGAAAGACAACCCGACATGAGCAACTACGAGCATTACCAAGCGCAATACCCCGAGATTGGTATTAGCGAAACAACGCGCAAAATGTTTACCATTTTGGACGAGCTAGTAAAACCCGCACACGTGGAAAGCAAACACGCCCGGCACCTCTACCACCTAAAAGGCGAATTGCGGGCTCTACATACCGACATGGTACGCATTGAAGACCCTCGAGCGTTTGTTATTGAATTAGCAATAGAGGCGTTAGGCGGCGACGCGTGACCGACACGGGCACAATTAGCCAAGCCCAAAAGGATTACGCCAAATTTA